GGGTAGCTCGGCATGGAAAGGGGCGCTTGATCTTGAGTTCTCGGTGGTGCCCGGCAGCGAATCCGAGCCGCTTCAATTCATCCAGCGCAAGGCCAAGGATTCCGAGTTGTGCCCGCCGATGGCTTTTGAGATCCAGACCCATGAGCTGGAATGGATTGACGAGGATGGCGAGCGCGTGAGGTCTGCTGTTCTGGTTCCGGCTGAGAAATCCGAGAAGGTGAAAGTCGATAAGAAAGCGCATGAGGATCGGCGGATTTTGGAAAAGGCGTGGTGGGATTCTGGAGCGGAGGATGTTGAAGGATTGCCGTACATTTCTGCGTCAGCTTTGAAGCGATATTTGCTGAAATCTGGTTACGTCAATTCAGAAGCAAGCGCAAAACAGTACGTCAAACCAGGGGCAAAACGGCTGGTTTATCGACTCATTGAAGGCGGCTACATTGTAGAAAAAATGAGCGGCTTTGCGGTAACAGACCCGATCGATAGCGGAATGCTGATTCAGGCCAGAAATAGGGTGAGGTAACAGGTGGTAACAGGTGGTAACAAAACGGAAGTGTTACCTGCTACAGGGCGCGTGGTTGGGCCATTTGCGCAATATTTAAGGGTAGCTGGTAGCGGCAGTGGTAACAGTAACGGGGGCTATGCCTGACGCCGGTAACACTAGGTAACACACCCCTTTAGGGGTGTTACCACTGTTACCAAGGAAGCGGGGCAGAAAGTTACCACCCATCCCGCAACCGCCGCACCAATGATTTTTTCCGGGCGGCCCTTGCAATAGGTGTGTAGGTGTGTATAATTAGAATCATCAAGACAACGAAACGGGGAAGATAAGATGAGCAATAAATCAGACATTCAAGAATTGATAGAGCTTGGCCTTAACGCTGACCGTCTCGCGAAGTGCAGCGCTGACGAAATCAGTATGGCGCTTTGCGCGATTCAGGAAAGCGGCAACGATGCAGAAATGATCAAAGAGCTTGGCGACCAAGGTGCTTCCGTTGCTTACGCTGAATCAGCGTTGGGGTGGTAGCTATGACCCGCCAAACCGACAAAAACCGCCGCAACCTCTACATCAAGCAAGAGGACTACGACTACCTGGCACAGATCGGCAACGGCTACGCTGACGGCCTCAGGAAGGCCGTGGAGGCGCATAAGGCTGTTGACGAGTTATGCCGCAGAATCTTGAGCGTCGTTCATCCGCACCCCTCTGAAGACACTGAGCGGTACAGAGAAGAAATTGAACTCGTTGATCTGGCAAGATCATTGTTGGCCGAAATCAAACGCGACTAGAGGGACGAGAGATGAGCAGGAAAAATAAATACCTTAGAGCGTTTCTGCACCATAACGAAAGCCCTACAATCGAGGACGCATGGAATGCGGCGTGGAGGCATGCCCAGAAAACATTCCACACTAGAAGCATGCAGGACATGGAGGCCAGGATTGAGAGTCTAGAAAGCGCTTTGCGTGACTGCTCAAACGAGCTTACCGAAGCAATCGAAGGAAAATATCACGGAATTCTAGGCTACCCGAGCACAGACCGGGACTACAAAACAGATATGGCGGTAGTTGAGCAAGCTCGCGCACTGTTAGCCACCAACAACCAAAACGCCGCTAAGGGCGGGGAGAACAAGAAATGAGCGACCACAAGACTAGATTGATCCACAGAGAGGCCGGGAAGGCCGGTTTTCGGGGCAAGGTTAACGCAAAGTGCATCGAATGCGTATATGACGACCAAGAGCCGGGAACGTGGCGAAAGCAGGTAGAAAATTGCCCTTCCGTGGCCTGTCCGCTGTATAGCGTTCGGCCCACTAGTTCTGGCGGGGAGAGTGAGGAATGAGCAAGCATACGCCTACGCCTTGGGTATTATCAAAAGAGTCACCGACTATTTTTAAGCGAGATTTTAGCTCTATAGGCAGTGACTCAGGGTATTTGATTGGCTCCGTTATGGGTAGAGATGACAGCGGTTTTTACTCAGATGAGGCGGAAGCGAGAGCCAATGCTCGCCTAATAGTAACCGCCGTCAACTACCACGACCGCTTGCGGGAGGCTTTGCGGGAAGTAACTGCGACTTTGGCTTGGGTGGCGCACGGTGAGTGCAGGGCTATACAGGATGGTCCGATAATGCCAAGTGCGCAAGCTCAGGAAGTTGCCCGCGCTCTACTCGACGAACTCGACAACCTGGAGCCCAAACCATGACCCCAATAGCCAAACAACTCGAAGCCTACCGCGCGGCCAAGCGCATCGTGTCCGCCTGCAACAGAATGAAAGCTGGGCAAGGTCAGGCGCTCAAGTGGTGTGCGAATCAGCGTGAGGTGTTGATTTGGATGTGTCGGGAGACTCGGAGACAGATGGAGAAGCGGAATGCGTAGTCTTGCTCTGGTTGTGGCCTTACTCCTAGCCACAACGACCCATGCTCAACCCCTAGCCATCCACCTGGGCGGCTACAGCTACCACGTCGCAACCGGCCACAAGTTCGACTACAACGACTGGCACCAGCTTGCCGCCGTGGAGTACGGTCCGTATATGGCTGGTCACTTCAAAAACAGTTACGGGCGCGACACGACCATAGCGGCCTACGGGTGGAGCAAGCAGTGGGGCGATTTCAGAGGCTCTATCCACGTTGGCGCTATGCACGGATATCGTAGCTGCTACGGGGACGAGGGTGAAACTGCGAGAATCTGCCCCGTCGCGTTCCCGGCGCTGTACTGGACAAAGTACAAAGTGCAACCTGGCGTGATCGTGTTTGGCGAGGCTGTAGCGGCCACGGTTAGGGTTGCGCTATACTGACAACGTGGCACGCGCCAGGCTGGTCATACCGGGTCGGCTGCCGCAACTCCCCGGCCTCTGCCAACGGCACGCCGGGGCCATTAACCAGGAGCCAACCATGGACACCCAACAACTGCGAGAACAGCTGGAGCGGCATGAAGGGCTGCGGCTGAAACCCTACAAAGACACCGTGGGCAAGCTGACCATCGGCATTGGCCGCAACCTGGATGACAGAGGCATTAGCCGGGAAGAGGCGTTCGCCCTGCTGGATAACGACATTGCCGAGGTAGTCCGCCAGCTGGAGCAGGTGGACGAGTACCAGGCCCTTGACGATACTCGGCAGACCGTTCTGGCAAATATGTGCTTCAACCTTGGGTTTTATGGCCTGATGGGCTTTCGCAAGATGTGGCTGGCATTGGCCCGGAACGATTATCACGAGGCTGCCAAGCAAATGCTGGATAGCCGGTGGGCGCGTCAGGTTGGGTGCCGAGCGGATGAGCTGGCCCAGATCATGCGAACCGGGCAGCCATTTTATGGGGCATACTAACACCATGGAAAAGAGACCCGTAGGCAGGCCCAGAACAACCGTAGACGACTTGCCAGAAAATTGGCAAGACATCATGCGCGATTGCGGCCAGGAGGGTGGCAGCGCCGTTGAGGCGCGATGCCTGCTCGGTATTGGCGAGTCCGCATGGGAGACCCTGCTAACAGATTCAGAAGAATTTCGTCGAACCGAAAAGGAGCGCCAAGCCCTGTGTGAGGTCTGGTGGGAGCGCCAAGGCCGAAGAATGACCGGTGGCGGCGATGGTAATGCGACGGTTTGGATATTCAACATGAAGAACCGTTTCGGCTGGCGAGACAAGCAGGAAATTGACCACTCCAGCTCTGACGGCACTATGAAGCCGACTCAAATAATCCTAACCGGACCCGATGACAGCGGCGACCAATAACTGATAAAATTGACTTGGCGTGAGGGGTTTAGCGGCCCCGCTCGGATTCAGCACCCGACACGCCTATTCCTTCCAAGTGCTGACCTTTGCTGAGAGGTATTTATGGATCAAAAAACAAGCAAAACCTGCACTCAATGCGGGGAAGAAAAACCCCTTCACGATTTTCCAAACAACCCCAGAGCGAAAGACGGGAAACGAGCCAATTGCAAGGATTGTCAGTATGCAATAACCATGGCTTGGAACAGAAGCCCGAAGGGTGTTGCAATTCGACTTTGGCATAAGCACACGAAGCGCTCAGTGGAGAGAGGGCACCCACAGCCTGATTATGACAAAGAGTGGCTTGTTAATTTTGTGATGACTCACTCCGAATACCCAAGGCTTTATGATGAGTATGTGAAGTCTGACTATGATAAGTACAAGTGCCCAAGCATTGACAGGCTTGATGACAATGTTGGGTACAGGAAAGACAATATTCGACTGGTTAGCTTCCAAGAAAACATGGACCATTGTTACGACGCCGCCAGGAAGGCAGAGCACACAAACGCTGGCTGGGTAAAAGGTTGCATGAGCCCGCACCGTGCAATTGTTCAACTTTCGCTGAGCGGATCTTTTATTGCAGAATACATATCCGTCAATGAGGCGGCTAGATCTGTTAGGGGTGCAGATAACAGCAAGATACCAGCATGCTGCCAAGGAAAACGAAAAAGCCATGCGGGCTTTCAGTGGGTTTATAGAGAAGATTATTACAGTAGTGACTTTGAGAAAAAAGACTTAACGTTAAAGTCTATAAACAAGAAAGCAAAGCCTGTGGCAAAGTACGATAAAAACGGGGAGAGGGTTGCGTTTTTTAATTCGGCAACTGAGGCGGCAGAATCTGGAGAAGGATCTTGTTCCAGCATAACTCGGTGCGCTCGCGGGGAGAGGGGGTGGTATAGAGGTTATGAGTGGAGGTACGTTTGAAGTCGGCGACGCTTAACATAACGCCAAAACTCATACCGGTATTTACCGGAGCGGCGCGTTACCGCTGCGCGTTTGGAGGGCGAGGGAGTTCCAAAACCCGCACGTTTGCGCTCATGACCGCCGTTCGCGGTTACATGGCCGCTGAGTCTGGTCAGTCTGGCGTTATCCTTTGTGCGCGTGAACACCTTAACAGCCTTGACGAATCCAGCCTTGAAGAAGTCAAGCAGGCCATTCGATCTGTCCCGTGGCTGGCGGACTATTACGAAATTGGCGAAAAGTACGTTCGCACGAAGAACCGGCGCGTGTCGTATATTTTCGCCGGATTGCGTACCAACCTGGACAGCATAAAGTCAAAGGCTCGCATTCTGATAGCATGGATTGACGAGGGTGAGCAGGTCAGCGAAGTTGCGTACCAGAAGCTATTGCCGACCGTGCGGGAAGAAGGCTCTGAGGTGTGGGTGACCTGGAACCCAGAGAAAGACGGAAGCCCTACAGACAGGCGGTTTCGAAAGAGCCTGCCCGACGACGCCAAGATTGCCGAGATCAATTACTACGATAACCCGTGGTTCCCGTCAGCACTCGAAGCCCAGAGGCTTGAGGACCAGCGCCGATTAGACCCCGCCACCTATGCGTGGATCTGGGAAGGCGCTTACCTTGAGAACAGTGACGCGCAAGTTTTCCATGGCAAGATAAAGGTTCAGGAGTTCCAGCCCGGCAAAGATTGGCAAGGCCCATACTACGGCGGAGACTTCGGGTTCTCTCAAGATCCTACGGCAGCGGTTGAATTGTGGATCCATGGCGACGACCTTTACATCCATCGGGAGGCGTTCAAGGTCGGCCTTGAGCTGGACGATACAGCCGCTTTCGTGTGCGCCAAAATACCAGGCTTTGAGCGCGAGGTTAGCCGGTGGGATTGCGCGCGGCCTGAGTCAATCAGCCACCTAAGCCGTCACGGGCTCCCCAGAATACAGGCTGTTAAGAAGTGGCAGGGCAGTGTCGAGGACGGCATTCAGTTTCTGCGCTCGTTTCGCCGAATCGTGATACACCCGGAGTGTGAGAACATGCGCAAAGAGGCTAGAATGTATAGCTACAAGGTTGACCGCCTCACCGGAGACGTAACGACCAAGCTGGTCGATGCTCACAACCACGGGTGGGACGCAGTGAGATACGCAGTCGAGCCGATGATAAAAAAACAGGAGTTTGTATTCGCATGAACGCCCGAAAAGCAAAAGCCCTACGCCGACAGGCCCGCCAATACACGCCACACTTGCCGGAACACGACTACACCGAGACCGCCATAACCCGCCTCGGCGAATGCACCCGTGGCGCGTACCAGGCTCTCAAGCGCCAACGTTTCAATGACAACCGATAATCCGCTACAATGTAGCCAACCGATTGTCAACACAGGACTCCGCCATGTGGCCTTTCAGCCGTAAAATGCAAACCCCATTTGTGCCGGTTGAAAGCCAACTGGCCATGTCGATCAAGTCCGTTTCCCTGCCTGAACTGACCCCGCAATGGTGGCTGTTTGCCCGCCGTGATTATGATTGGGATATTGAAACCGCCGTTCTGGAGGGCTACCAGGCAAGCGCCGTGGTGTACGCAGCGGTTGAGAAGCGGGCCAAGCTGTTAGCCTCTGTGCCATGGGTGGCTGAGCGGCGCACGAGAGATGGGGAGTGGGAGCCTGCCGAGAACAGCCCCTTACAACAATTGGTTGACCGACCCAACCCTGACCAGTCCATGTACGAGCTGGTGTACCAGATCAGCCAGAGCCTTGACCTTGCCGGAAATGCTTACCTGTCCGAAGTCAAGCGTGGCCCTCGTGCCGTAGCCCTGTGGCACCTGCCGGCCAAGCACATGAAGCTGAAGCCAGGGAAAACGCGGCTGATTGACTATTTCGAGTACGACGAGGCCGGAAGCAAGGCGCGCATTGAACCGGAAGATATGGTGCATCTGAGGATGCCGAACCCGAACAGCCGATGGTTTGGCATGCCCGTTCTGATGGCGGCCGGCCGGGCCACGGATGTTGACCGGGAGTCCGGTATCTGGCAGAAAGCCAGCCTGCAAAACCGGGGCGTGATCGACGTACATTTTGAAGTCCCTACCGGCACCACGCCGGAACAAGTGGACGACATGAAAAAGCGGTGGAAGGAAAAGCAGAGCGCCCCGGCCAACGCTCGTGAGCCAACATTCACCAGCGGCAAGGTCACACAGATGGGCCAGACTGCTGTGGAGATGGATTTTGTGCAGAGCCGTAAGGCGGTATGGACGGAGATTGCCGCTGTGTTTGGCGTGCCCTTGGCAGCGCTGGGCTTCACCGAAGACGTGAACCTCGCTAACGCCGAGAGCATGAACAAACAGTTGTGGCAAGACACCATCATCCCTCAACTTGACTTGATAAAGCGCCAGCTAAATCACCAACTGGCCGGCGAGTTCGGGCCTGAGTTTCGTCTGTCCTACGACCTATCCAACGTACCGGCGCTGCAAGAGGGGCTTGATAAGAAGCTGGAAAGCGCCGAGCGCCTGTACCGTATGGGCGTGCCGTTCAACGTGATTAACCAGCACCTTGAGATGGGCCTTGATGAGATAGAGGGCGGCGACGTGGGGTATATCCCGAGCGGGCTGATACCGGCCTCGTTTGATGCTTCGGTAGAGGACTTCCAGCCAGGGGATGACGCCGATGGCGCGGACACTGACGGGGAATAACCGCCAACGTGAGCAGGCGTTACAGGAACTTATGATTCTGCGCCTGTCGCAACAGTTTGAGCGCCGGTTAGCGCGTGAGATTGCCAGAGCCATGCGTGCAGCGGCCAAAGCGCTGACTGATGGGCGTATATCCCCGGCTGACCAGATTCGAGAAAAGCATACCCTGCGGATTGAGCGCCTGCTGTCCACCTTGTACCGAACAGCCATGCAAGCCATGGCCGAACACATGACCGGCACACAGCGATCATGGCGCGGCAAGATTGAGCGCAAGAACCTGGATGAGGTGGAGCCAACCGAGGTCACTGACCGCCTGATGCAGCGGTGGATGGCCACGGTGGGCGCACGCAAGATCACCCAGATCACAAAGACCACGCAAGAAGATATCCGGCGCGTCATTAACCGGGGCATCCGTGACGGTCTCTCAGAGCGCGAGATTGGCAAGCTGATACGCGACCAAGCGCCCACCAAGTCAGCCAGCCGTGCCCAGACCATTGCCCGCACCGAAGTGCATGCCGCCAGCCAGGCCAGTGCGCAGAGTGTAGCGGAGGCATCCGGGCTTGATATGGTGCGGGTGTGGGT